GCTGAACCACTGTCACCGTAGTTATCAGGCGCGTTGCTTGTTCCAATGTTTCCTTGGGGGTTTAGTTTTACCCCATTGCGTAACCGTGCGGTTGGTCCCTTAAAGGTACCCCCATCCGATACAGGAAAGTTTTCTAACACCTCATCACTGCCATCGTGTACGACATTAGCAGGCCAACGCCCCGCTGGTTCCCCTTCAAGCGCGGCGCGGTTGCCACCCGCGCCATACGTCCCACCCCAGGAAAGTACATCAGTACCCCCGTTCATACGTGCCAACTTAGCCCCATCTGTGATTGGTACCCGGCTTGCATCAATGTTTAATCCGGCTACACCCCAGGTTGCCGCATTACTTGCATAGGTGCCGTCTAACGGTTTCATGGCTAATATGATTGGTTCCCAAGCCGGTTTAAGGCCGGTGCCATAGCCGTTAAAGATTTTGGCTAATTCCGGTTTATTTGTCTTTTTAAGCGCTTTTTCGACATCGTGGGATTTTGGCATACCCGACGAATAAACCCACATCAGGCAATCACGGATCTCCCAACCGCCATCCTCAATTGCACACATTAGCCGGTGATATGTGCGGGTGCCGCCAAAGGCCAATAAGGGCGCGCCGGGTTTTGCCACGCGCAAACATTCCGCCCAATATATAGGACCGGGAACCTTATGATCCCACCGCTTACCCATAAAATCTATGCCATAAGGGGGGTCTGTTAACACCACGTCAACCCCATCATCAGATAACGTCATCAGCACGTCTAATGCGTCACCTTCAATTAATCGATATGTCATGGGTTAAACCTCTTGCGACGTACACGCAGATGGTTTATCACCATCAACCAGAGAAAGATCCAAGCCAGCGCAATAATGATAGTCCCACACATTATTTGTTTACCCGGTACGGATACCAAACGGTTGCCCGCTCTTGGCATGTGGCGCAATGTTCGGTTACGCCCAGTTCCCAATATGCGGCCCAACTGTCCCCCTCATCGACAATACGCCACGCACAGTGGCAATTAACTACACACTCTGTAGAGCCATCCCCAGGATACGCGGGGAGGATTAGATCATAGGCCGACGCGCGCCCCCGCCATAGGTTTGACATTGCGGCACGCATGTACAACGCCAAGCGCGCCCCTACCTGTGCGCGCGACATTGTGCCTAATGCAATCGCCCCGGCAAACCCATTCAAATAGTCATACTGTGCGGCCAACGTCCCCCCCAGTTGACTTTTGCGGTTATCGTCCAGCATTGTCAAGCCACCTACACCCAAAAGGTATGCAGCTATAAACGCGTCATCAACCAGCGTTACCGCGTCATCCATCCAGCGATCTAGTTCAAGATCGGTTTCTAAGCCCTCTGCTAAGCTGTAGGCGTCATTAACCAGACTGTCGCTATAACCCTGTGCTAATTCAACGATGACATCAAAATCAATATATTCCCCGGTGCCATCGTCCCTGTACTGTCGGCGCAATGGATCGTAGCTGTACCCTTCGGCTAGGGTTAAGATCCCCCACCATTTCGGATAATAGCGCTTTTCAAAGCGAGTGATCGCACTATCCAACCCCATTGTGTCCGCGCCACTGTAGACCGCGGGTTCAAAGTTAGGGACCGGCTTAAGGGGGTTTATTTCTTTCTCGCTATCCCCCCTGCTATCCTCCGTATCGTCGTCGCTTTTGGTACTATCGCCACCACTGGCAATTGGTACCGCTTTCCGCCCGATTGGAGCCGCGGCCATCTCCCCGCGCCCACGCTTCGGCTGATCCCCCCCCGCTGGTTTGATCCCTGCATTCTTAGCACCCTGCAACCCCCCAAAGGGTGCTTTGCCGGTAGGGGGGTTTTTCTGTTGCATTTGTACCTGTTCTTGCGCGTGTTCGGCTTGTTCCTCTGCTTGCTCTTTGGCCTCTTGTTCGGCTTTAAGCGGGATATACTGTTGGGTCAACCAGTCAAGCGCGGCAATCGCGCGACGGATGGATCGCCGGGTTTCATAGTCGGTTGTTTTTTCGTGTGCTTCCCATGATTTTACGGTTGCGTTATGCAACGCGATAAGCGTTTTTTCAGGATCGTTTTCGTAGAGGTTGGTTGGATCTTCCATCCCCTCGATTTTGAGCAACCGGGTATAGGGCAGTTCGTCGCGGTGGAACAGTGAAAGCACGCTTGCACCACTAAGCAAGCGACCGTCTGCCAATTCCATTTCCTCTAATTCAGCTTCGGTTAGCTCATGTTCCCGTAACATCTGCAAGCGCGCCCCCCGTGCGGTAACAATTTTACCGGCCATATCGCGGCTACGCGCCATTGCTCTTTCGCTGCGAATACGCGCCACTTGCTCATCTTGGCTATCATCCAGGTTGTCAAATGACGCGACCAAATGTTCTGGTAGAAATCTTTCCGTCAATAGCTGTGCAAACGTTTCTACCAGTTCACCAACACCCTTACCGCGCCCCTTGCGGTCCTGCACTTCCGCATCACTTTTGGTTTGACCGGAAATACCAAAGGAATGGGCTAGATCCCTTAGATCCAGGCCAAACGCCGCGGCAATCAACGCCATATCAAGCAGCGTTACCGGTTGCCGTTCAAACCCATCAGGGGTAGAGGCAAGGTCAAGCATATCTAGTTCAAGCTTGCCACCGGGCATAAGTGGAGCCATAAGCAGCGTTTTGGCAAACATCGACAACTGTTCATTGTCAAGCTTGGTTTCCCAATGGCGAACCGCGCCGTTAAGCTGTTCAATGGTGCTACCCGTCTTGGCGTAGACAATTTGCCGCGCCGGTCGGCTACCCATCTTTTCCAGTGCATAGTTGGTAATGGATCGCAATTCCGTTGCCGCGTCCAAACACAGGGATACCGCACATTGCCCGATCCCGTTTAAGTCCAGTTCAGGGGAGGGCATTGATACCATTGTCAGAATACGGGTATAGTGGATTTTGTAGCGCTTGCCATCGTTATGATAGTAGACTACTGGGTATTCAGGGTTGCGCGTGCGGTTACAGCGCGAGCTTTCCAGATGGTACAGCCCAGAGGCCGCGCCCACGATAGGACCGGCCAAATTACCCCCACCCAAAATCAACATAAACGCGCCGTTGTCTTGGGTGAGGTAATCCATCATAAATTTTTGGAATTCATGGCGGAACCCACGCAAAAAGCCACTGTTACGCATCAGTGCCGTTTCAAATAGCACAGCTTGGCGATTAAAGCGGGTCACGCTTGCGTCACGCGGCGTAATGCGCAATGGGATCGTTGCAGCTTTAGAAATAAAAGTTTTTAGCGCGACTTTGACCGGATCGGATCGGCGCGAAAAGCTTAGCAACCATGTGTCACGTTGCCGGGACCAATACCCCGGTACATCTTCACCCCGGCCAAAATTTAGTTGTATGGGGGTCAAACTGCTAAAACCCATCCCCGGCTGTTCGTAATCTTCAACCGGAAATGGATTATGTTCTAAAACCGCTTCATCTGCCATGTCTCACCTATCACCACTTAGTTAAAAAGTTTTCAACGCGTCGATACTTTTCCTCTGCGGTGTGACTGTCCCACGGTTCCTTAAACTGTTCAACGTGCCAAGAAACTTGACCGGTCGGCAAAGTGATAAAAACAACCGGCCAAGTTGGTTGCTCTGGATCAACCCGTACCCCCGCCGCGTAACCACAGCACATTGCATGGTAAAGCGCTTCAAAAACCGCGGTGTTACGCGCATCATAGTTTTTGAAAGTCTCATTCTGTGCAATGCGCAGTAGCGCATGTTTTAGGTTTCTCTTTGCTTCGTCAATCATGGTGTACAATCATCACAGCTACAACCGCCGCAATCGTCGGTTTCGTCTTCGTCCTCTTCAAACTCATACGTAACCGGTTCATCCTCATAGGAGAACCCAAACGCAGTAGAGCCAACAACTTTACCGTTTTTATCCTTGTGCGTTAATTCAGCTTCAGGCCGCACGCGCCATGCATACAGAAATTCAGCCGGATCTAACCCGGCCAATTCCACCAACTTCGCAATAACGATCAGCAGGTTATGGCCGGGTAAGCCAGCGGGATTGGCTGAACGCGCATAATCCACCGCGTTTTGAATCAAAGCCGCTTCCCGCGCGTCAAACCGTTCGCGCAACACTGCGTAATGCTGCATCAGCTTGGTTTGTTCGTTTATGAACATGTCTAACTGCGCTTCATTTTCCAGCTTAATGGTTAGCACTTGGCTACCGTTCTTTAACTCGCGTCGGACATCAAACATTTTGCCCCCTCTTTGTGTTTAGGCGTACCCCGCCCCAAAATTACCACCACCGGTTAGAAACATACAGAGATACCGTAACGCGTCCAGCGCGTGATCATTCAGCTTTAACGGAACCTCTTTTAACGCCTTATTGCCACTTCCCGTATCAGCCCAGACATAAGCGGGGAACTCATCTTCCAGGTTGATAGGCCGGGTTTTTTCCTGCAAGTGGGGGTCTACTTCTACCAAACCACCCCGCACTACATATAACCCCGCTCGACCATTACCGCGTATCTTTAGGCGATCTCTTACAGCATTTAAACCCCCCTCTACTTCTTTGTTGGCCGGGAGAGTGTAGATCCCGTTTTCCTCTAAGGTTGCCCGATCTTCCGCATCGTGATCGCAAATTGCAAACGAGATCGGATCGGTCGGGGTAAAATCGTTAATCGTTTCAGAATGCGCACGCACCGTGCGATTTGTCATGTAGATTTGTCGATAGATGTACAATTCGTCATCTGGCGACAATGCACCCCAGAGCACCACGAACGGATTAACGAAACCAAAATCTATGCCAACGTAACGCTGCCAATCAGGGGGGATCGGGAACGGATCAACCATGTGGATGTTATCATCCCATTCAGGGTAGACAACCCCTTCAGCTTGCACCCATTTACCATCACGCAAACGCAACCCTGTTACCCCGGTCATCTGCTTTAGGGTATCGATGTAATCCTTTGGTAGGTATGGGTTATCCAAAGGTCCAGCAACATAGGTTTTTGCTTCACCCCCTAAAA